GTGGAAATGACCGAGCACTACGCGAACATCGAACCAAGCCGCGCTGACGTGGACGCGCTGGAAGGCCCCGTGCTGCTGGAGTTCGGCACGGCCTGGTGCGGCCACTGCCGCGCCGCCCAACCGCTGATCGGCAAGGCGCTGGCGGACCGGTCAGGCATCACCCATCTGAAGATTGAAGATGGTCCGGGGCGGCCGCTGGGACGTTCGTTCCGGGTCAAGTTGTGGCCTACGCTGATTCTGCTGAGCAAGGGCCAGGAGCTGGGACGCGTGGTTCGCCCGCAGGACTTGCGGGCCATTGAGCAGGCCCTGGGTGCAGCCGGACGAGGCTGAACCGCGTGCAACCACGCGGTCACGGGCCTGGCAATACCGGCATTGACCCCGTGCTTCGCGACCATCGGCAGGCAAGCCGTGGCATAATCCGCCGTCCAGTTTTGCAGGAGCCTTGGAGAGTCGCCCATGTCCGAACCCGATCAGCGGTTGTGCCTATACGGAATCAAAGCCTGGGACGCCGCACGGATCAGGCTCAACGCCTAGTGCCGCGCGGCTTTCGGCCATTTTCCACGCTCAGAAATCCGCTCTTTTGCGCAATCTCCCGCGCCAACAGAATCAAACACTTACGTTTGCGTTTTGGGGAAGGAATTTCCCCTATCTCAGCCCGTCCGGGCAACACAACTCCTCCCCTGATCATCCAATAAAAGATACGCACAAATAATATTGCGCCCGCTATAAGGTGTGTGTATATTCAAACCATCGAAGGGCAAAAAACCCAGACCGGCACCTCGCGGAATCAGGGGTGGGGAAAAACATGATCATCGCCCTCGCCCACGACCATTTCGATGCCGACAAGCTGGACGCCGTAAAGGCCGAAATGACCTTCCTTGGCGCTCCGGTTATCAAAGCTGTATGGATGGAGTGCTTTGGCCACTGGGCCGCCCTTGAAGGCTGCCATCGCATTCGCGCCGCCGTCGAGCTTGGCCTGACTCCTGTAATCGAAGAAATCGAGTACAGCGAAGACGTCACGCTGGCCGAGCTGGCCTGCGACGATGCCGACGAGGGATATACAGTCGCGCAGATCGCCGATGACTCCTACCGCACCGAAACCATCACCTTCGAGAGTTGAGCAATGAGCCACGACAACCGCAGCCGCATCACCATCGAGCAGCCAGGCAAGCCAATGCTCTACCAGGCAACCGACCTACCAGGCTGGGAGATGGTCGGGACCGTGACCCGCGGCGAAGGCGATACCGGTGCCCTAGTGCGCAATCTGACCACTGGCAACTACGCGCAAGCCAATGCCGGGTCGATCCGCACACTCGACCAACGCAAAGTGCGCGCTGCGATAGATCCGGCCGCGAAAAAGCTCGACGGCGGGAAACGGGTCAACGTCTATCTGGATGAGGCCAGCTTGACCCGGGCGGCGGAGCTAGGCGGAGGGAATGTGAGCGAGGGGATTCGCAAGGCGCTAGCGGCTGAGTGATCTCGCCCACTCCTGCAGATACTCGAGTGCGGCCTGGTCCTGCTTCATTCCTCGGCGGATATCCCAAACAGTTCGTCCAGCTGCTGCACTGAGTTCGACGCTGGCTGCATCGCCCACGCTGCCGGCGCCGGTGGCGGCGGACACAATGGCGTCGGCTCTGGCAACCTTGACTTCGATCCGCAGGCGGCGACGCTCATCGTCAGCAGAGCTATACAGACGCTCGAGGCGATCGTTTTCGGTGAGTGCATGGGTCAGTTTCTCGGTTGATTGTTGGTCGGCCTTGGCCAGTCGCTGCTCGAGCGCGAGGCGGTCGGCCCGCTGCTTGAGGATCACCGCGGCATTTGCCTCGGCAACCTGGCGCAGATGGGTCTGGTGCTCGGCCTGCGCCTGCGCGGCGTCAGACTGCGCCGATAGCACCCGGATCTGCTGCCCGCCGGCCACAACAGCCAGAGCCAGCACCCAGTAGGCCCAGCCGGGGACGAGCTTCAGCCAGGCGGTCATGGCTTGCCCTCGAACAGCGCGCGCTCGGCAGCCCGGCGCCTGACCAGGCCGGCCAGTGTCTTTCCTCCGGCCTTCACCCAGCGCCCGAACTGCTCCGCGGCGCTGTCATAGTCGCCACGATTCAGCTGGTCGAGCAGCGTGGATTTCTCCAGCGCACCCGGGCCCAGGTTGTACGTAAAGGACACCAGCGCATCGAATTGGCCCTGCGTCAGAGGCACCTTGACCAGCCGATCGACATAGCCCTCGAACCGCTTCACGTCCTCGCGCAGCAGCTCCTCCGCGCGCTCCTTCGTGATCGTGTCGCCCATCTTTACGCCTGACGTTGTGCCGTAGCCGATGGTGACCGCTCCGACCACGTCCTTGTAGGCAGACAGGCGCAGCCCCTCAAAGGACTTGATCAGGTCAAGCCCCTTCTGTGATGTGTGCATGGGAAACTCCAGGCAATAAAAACCCGGCACTTGGCCGGGTTGAGATGTTTGCATTACCTACAGCAGGCTTGTCTGCTTGCCCACTTTTACGCGCCAGTAGTTGAAATGTAGAGTTGGTTAATCTCAACCACTGCCGCTGTGTCATGATAAGCATACGCGCCACCAACTACGGCTGCGAACATCCCAGGCTGCTCTGACTTCGATTTAGACAAATCTAAAACCGGATTAGCTGATAGGTCCCCTGCATATAATTTCATAATACAGTTATTACCACTGCGGGACATAGTGAAGCGAAGGTCGTTTGTATCGCTACTCCAAGTCAGCGGTGCGCTTCGGCCAAATGAAGAAATTGTTTTCATCGTTAAATCTGAGTTAAGTGCTGCGCTGTACAGCGTGATTCTATCTTGTGAGTCTCTGTAGGCCACCATTATCGTTCGCGACCCATAGGTATCATCAGCGTCCCCATATTTCTGGTTCCACGCAAGAACTATTCCAGTAAACCGCGGAATCGTTACATTCATGCGCATTTCCAGTGTTTCGCCAGTGAATAAGCCATACGAATTAGACCCGTCGATCATATCAGGTAACAAAATTGCGCGTGCTGCTCCGGCGGCGAATTCAAAACGCGTCGAGCCGAGCCCGCCGACAGCTGCAACAACGTCACTATTTTTGGTTTGGCGGCTCTGCCAAAACTCAAAATTGTTAAAAAACTGACCTAGAACCCCGGCTGTTTTGTATTCAATCCGTGACAGGCCGTAGCGCAACTTTCCGAACCGGAACGGCATATCTGATGCCCGATAGGCGTTACCTCCTGTAAAACCTACCGAGAGCGGAATTTTATCCTGTGCGGTAGATGCAAACTGTTCTACCACTCTAACCCTAGGCGCGGATGATATATCACCAGTGAATCCCTCATTGAAAATGCCGCGATAAACTAGCTCCGTGGCCGGAGACTCATTCCAAACCCACAGCGTCAAACCTGGCTCTCCAGGCTGAGTAACTACCGACCCATTAGGGGAATAATAGGGGTGGGCGCCCTGCCTGACGTATGAATTGAAAGAGCGCTGTGCATTTACATAGGCAGGGCAGTTTGATCGACTATCCCAGGCTGATATGGAAAGTCGTTGCGGCGATCCGCTATCAATCAGCACGGTGTCGTTAAATATACGAGACGCGATGTACTGTGCTTTTAGCGAATGTCCATAATCGCCAAAATGAATTCCGTCCGTCTGCTGCTGCATCCATCGCATGTTGTCATTATTAACTGACAGCCAATCCTTTAGGGCCTGGCCCACTTCCAAGACAGGTACGCCGTATTGGCTGCCGATAGAGCGTTTCGCTTGATCAATCTCCCTGGATAACTCAGTTCCGAGCCTGCCGGACCGTGGCGCGATAGGATCAGAGGTTAACAGCACGGGGAGCGTGCCCGCGTCTAAAATCTTTTGCACCAGCAATCTAGTCTGCCTAATCGTATCATCTAATTGACTACCCGCACCTGTAATATCGTTAATGCCAAACGCAATGAAACATACGTCAGGCACACCGTACTCAGGGTTATTCGTCACTGCAGAGTCGTAATACTGCAGCGCCCACCCGTCATCCAGGCGTCTGCCAGAATATCCAGCATTCCAAATGCTGATGTCTGTATTCGAGTACATTTCTCTCAAAATACGCTGTAGAACGGCAGGCCATGCGTTCGGAGCAGTCATGGCATGATCCGTAGTACCTACCGGCGAACCATCCTCACGCACAGGGTTTGCAGTCCACCCGGTCGTATTATTTCCGTCTGTCGTACTGTCACCGAAGCAGGCGATTTTTACCGCCTCACCAGCGGCCATTTGCGCGGCGTAGTACTCCAGGTTACGGCGCTGTACGGCGGATGCGATTGACCCTGCCGGGTAATCCTCCGCAACGGAATAGCCGACCAGCCCAGCACCGGTTGGCGGATTACCCAGATCATACCGTAACGCAGCATCGCCAACCGACACGAATAGCGCCTCTTCGACGCCCCAATCCCCGGTCAGCTCGTAGGGCAACTCCAGATCAGCCGAGGCCCGCCAGAACTCGCCGTCTTTGCGGAAGACCTCGCCGTAGTTCTCGATCAGCAAGCCGGCAGCGTAGTCGCCTTTTACCTGATAACCGAGGCGAGACAGGGCCTCAGTTACCTGAGCCTCCATTCCGGCCCAGCTCTTGCGCGGAACTCCAAGCCGATCCGGGTAGGACGGCTCAGGCCCTACGCTCAGCTTGTCGAAGTTCTGCGCGTTGTCGTACAAATCCCGCGCGTCGGTCGAGCCAACAGGGTTTCCGGTGTTGAAAGTCATGCGTTTACTCCAGGCGAACGAAATCGCACGGCGTCCTTGCGGGCCGTGTCCGGTATGTGGTGTGGGCTAGCCGTTAAGCGTCAGCGGGTGGTGTGGCGTTGTCGTATTGGTAGACGGCAGGGTGATAGTTGACTGCCTCGACAGTCGCCCCATCTGTGCCGCTCGGGCTGATTGACGTGATCAGCGCCGGATAGCTCCAGCGGTTGACCGGCCCGAACAGCAAGTGCGGCGGCTCGATGCTCCAGCTGGTGTCGGGCTCGAAGTCCAGGCCAGTGATCGACAAGTGATACTCATCGATCTGCGTGGCCGTGTACGGACCGGATAGCGTGCCGTCGGGCCTTCGAATGCCAACAACATGCGCTCCACCTGCTGACCAGTCGAACGGCTCGGATGACTCAATGATGCCGCTGTCGTAGCTCAGCATCAGTGCGCTTTGGCCGTAACCGGGAACGTCGTCCTGCAGCGGGACGTAGCTGAGATAGCGAGAGTTGAGCGCGTCCAACTCTGTGCCGAACGAGTACGACCAGCGCCGGTATTTCTGTTCCATTCGACGCCGCATCCCGGTCCGCCAGGCTTGTGTCTTGCCTGTCACGCCATCCAGCTTCAGCTTCTCTACTCGAACCCCTGCGTCGCCAGGCAGGCGGCACTGAACCGTCTCCTTCTGCCAGGTGCGGCTGTCGACGTACTCGACGTCAACCCCGTCGAAGTCGTCCGGCTTTAGCGCAGAGAACTGGCGCGTCAATGGCTTTGTCATGTTCTGCGGTGTGTACGGGTGTTCCATGACCGTGCGAGGCTCATCACGCACCGGGCGGATCAATCCACGGTCAACCATGAAGTCAGCGAACCCGGCCTGCAGGGCCTCCAGTAGCGACTGTTTGACCGTTCCCGCCGACTCTATTGCAGCGTCGTAATAGTCGCCGCGCGCGGTCCAGATTGCGTGCAGCCGGTCAAGCTCCGCCATGTCCAGATCGTCGTCGGTGTAGCCGATCGAGTGCGCGACGTGGATGATCCACGGCACGATGTCGCGAGTCGGCGTCTCTACATCCCAAGCGCCGCCGTTTCGCACCGGCAGAACACGAGTTGCCTCAACCGATACAAGCGCCTCAGATTGCGAGGCAAGCCGATCACCGCCGCGCAAACGCACCGCCATTACCGTAACGCCTTCGTAGCTGGTCGGCGCCTGCAGCTTTGCCCGCAGACCGTACCATTGCACGCTGTCCTGAATGTTAGTGTTTGTCGACTTGGCCCCGATACGGCGCATCCGCACCTCAGGGCGCATCATTGCTGGCAGCGATTGGTTGAACGTAAATCCAACCTGATCAAGGGTCTTCTGTTTTATGACTTTTGTGGTTGATGCCCACGCCCCGGCCGCATCGAAATCTCGATACTGGGTCTCTACCGTAACCGATCGCTCAATCAGCTGCCCCTTGCTGCCGATGTGAATTAGGCCGCCAGGAAACATCACGTCCCATTCAATCAGGTTTGTCGTTTCCCCCGATGGACAGGCGCAGAACGGCCCTGCCCAATCCCCCTGCTGCGTCGATGCGTCCAGCGAAATCACAACAGCTGAACTCTGTAACGGTGCAAACCCAAGCCAGGCCGTATCAGAAGCACCAGTGTCTGTAAGTCGTTCCACTGCGATCGAGTATGGGCCAGCGGCTGTGATGCGGTAGCGCAACCCTGCGTAGCCAATGCCCATGGATACCGCGCCGATTTTAAGCCCGGTTACCGCTCCACCGCCTACGTAGCTCAGTGTGATCTGCCCGATAGTGGATGGCGCTACTGGCGGGACGTACGTTTCGATCTGATATAGCCCGGCGTTGTCGCCTGTTATCTCGATCTGCATCCCGACAAAAGGACCAAGCTGCGTAAAGTCCCCCTCGATAACGTCGCGGCTAGCGCCACCATCTATCACTGTATATGGATAGTTGGCCTCAACCCTTACGATCATCCCTGCGGCCCATCCGTCAGGGTATTGACCGGCGCCGGTCGGGATTGAAATGGTATAGCCGCTCAACTGATAGGAGTTCGCAGACGGAACTGGGTCAACCTCATAGGTAGCTTTAAGTTCAAGGCCCGCAGTGCCTGTAGAGGTAGATCCGACTTCTGATGCGCTATGCCACCAAACTGCAGCGCTATCACCTGATACATTCGCCCCTGGCTGGTATATCTGGTACTGCGCATCAGCCCCAAGCGAGATAATCGGCGTATTGCCGACAAGGATTTTGCTTGCAGGGATGTCGTACTTGCCCTTTCCTACGCAAAGGAGCATCTCAATCCATTGCTCTCGCGGACCTCCAAAGTAACGATGCGCGGGAAGCAGGTAGTCCGGATAGCGCTTGAAGGTGCCAGCGATTTCAGGAATCACGGCGTTGAGCGATACCTGGTTGCCTTTCGCCGTCACCAGCGAAAGGTCTTTGCCTTGCGGCCGAGCCTTTGGCGTAGTTGGGGCGACTTGAGCAAACGGGTTGCCGAGGCCAAACAACTTGGCCAGTGGGCCCGGGCGAAAAATCGTCTCGAGCGTGCTGCCTTTCGGCTCGACGCAGATCGAGACGCTATCGGAGGGCGAGAACTCCGCATCACCCCACGATACCGGCTCAGCCGCCTGCCCGTTGATGGTTACGCTGATCGGCGCCTTGTCGCGAGCCTCGAAGCTCGGCACGTTGGCGCGCAGCCAAGCCTCCAGCGTCATGCGCTCGGCTGTCTCGTGGCGCTCAGCCGGTTCGGCCGCAAACTTGCTCGCGTAAATCTCGATCGGCATGGTATTTCACTCGGTAATAGGTGCGTTCGAAGTCGGCGATTCGAAGCCAGCGGCAGCCGCTTTTAGGGTTGATCTCCAGCACGGCCAGCATCCCGTCAAGCTCAAGCACGACGCCGACGTGCGTGCAAAGCTCGCCGCTCATGACAGCGGCCAGTGCGCCGGGTATTGGCTGGCCTTCAGGCAGCAGATCGGCATAGACCCGGTATGACTTGGCCGACTCGCGCAGCCGGTGACGACTGATCACGCCGGCATCGGGCAGCGGCGGCAGGCCAAGCAGCTCCTCGCGGATCGCCATAGCTAGCCCCCAACAGTCGAATTCCCGAACGCCGCCCACGACCTCGCCTCGCCCGCCGTCCACGTAACGGGCGAATAGGTATTGCTCGAGCATCAGAGGTATCTCAGGCCAGGGGAGAACGTCGTGGAGTAAACGTCGCGCGGCCACTGCCGGTTGATCAGGTCGAAGAAACCGGCCTGCAGCTGTACCGTCGAGCCATTCATCTCGCCGCCAAGGATGGTCATGCGATACGGGCGTTCTGCCGGCTCGGACAGGTTGCTGGCGAGAAACTTCCGGTAGATCAGCGTGATGCGCTGTTCTGCCTCAAGCGCGGCGTCCACCTTTTGCTGTGCCGTCCCCATGACGCCATCGACGGCGAAGTCCAGTGTCTGGCTGCCGCGGTTGCTACGCTCAGGCTCTGCAAGCTGGAATGCCGCAGCCTCGAAAGTCAGCGAGCGCCCGTTCTCGTCGATCACAGACTGATTCTCGAAGCCCTCGCACAGCAGGATCGGATCAGTCCAAGCGGCGCACGTGATCTCCAGCGTATGAATGATCACGTCGCCGCCCGAGGCATACACCTGCTCAAGCACGCTCATTGCGGCCACTCCTCGTTGACGCCTGAGTCAAGCGCGCCCATGTGCGTCTGGTATGGGGATTCGGGCCATTCGCGATTCAACGCCAGGTCGATGATGCTTGATCCAGCAATGAGGCCAGGGAAGTTTCCCCAGCCCGGCGCAAGGATCGGGCGCTCTCGCAACTCAAGCTCAGCGGTAAAGCGCCAGTGGCTTTTGCCGACAAGAGCCGGGCCTTGGTAGATGTCTGTGAAACGCGCGGCGTAATTCTGGATGCCACCCTCTGGAGTCTTCAGCGGACAGTCGAACCACTCCGAGCCAGACTTCAGCGCATCCTCAAACCATGCCTCAAACAGCTGCGCCTGCACGTCATTGAAGATCCACGACACGGACGCCATAGTCGGCACCGACGTAAACCGGCGCCGCTGCCTGGCTCGACCGCTCTGCATCTCCGTGCGCTGCATGGGGCTGACGGCCTGAAATGCATAGCCTTCGCGCAGCGGAAGGGGCAAATACTCGCGCGGATACTCGATCATTGCCCTACCCCTTGGATTCCGAATTTCCGGCTGATGGCTTGCTGCGCTTTGCCGTCGCTCATGATGTTGCTCACGAAGATGTCGATGACGTTCTGCCCGTTCTCCTGCCGACTGTTGACCTGCCCCGCTTTGGCCGAATCTTCGTACAGGTTCACGATTGGCGCGCCAGATCCGCCCTGCTGAATGTCGCTCAGGGTCTTGTCGAGCTTTGCGCTGGTTTCGGCGGTTGTAACGCGCTCGCCCTTCTCCAGCAGCCAAGTGCCGGTCTCAGGGATTGCGTCGATACCTTCGTGGGCCATGCCTGCCAGGGACAGAGAGGCGACTGCGCCAACCATTGGCGATGTTGCAGCGATGGCGGCAGTAGCAGCGGCAGGCGCCATGACGGGCCCAACAATCGGGATTGCTGCGGTGGATGCAAATGCATTGATCGCGGCCATCTGCTGCGAGGCCAGCGCATTGAACGTCATGGTGCTGGCAGCGGATGCCTGGGTGGTCTTGCCGACAATCAGTTGCACTGCCTGGTAAGCAAGCCACTGCGCGGCCATTTGCCCAAGGGCATTGATGACCGAACGCGCCATGCCTTCAGCGAGCCCATGGACCGCATCACCAAGCGACTCCGCGTCGAAAACCATCGACTCGAAGGCATCACCGAATCTGCCGGTGAAGTTCTCCAGCATGACGCCAGAAAGCTCGTCGAAGTTCTGCAGGTTCTCTTCCGCTGCTGCCAGGTAACGCTCCCAGTAGGAGCCGTTGACCTGCAGCATCTGCTCGTTGTGTTCCTGCTCAAGCCTGAGCAGCGCCTCGTTGCGTTCCTCTGCCGTGAGCAGAGTGGCATCCATGATGATCTGCCGGCGGCGCTCGTAGGACTGCCTGATAGCTTCTTCTTCGGTCTGCAGCGACTCAATGATGGACACCGCATCGCGGTTGGTTTGTTCCTCAGCTTCGTTCAGCGCCCTGACCGACTCGGCTTGTTTCTCCAGCGCGGCAACTGCATTAAGTGCTGCTTCGGCCTGAGCTAGCTGAGCATCAGTCGCGCCGCGGGTGCGAAGCTCGTAAACCTCAAGTTGCGCAGCGGTCCATCCATATTGCGCGGCCTGCAACTCAAGCGCTGCAATTTGCTCCGATATTGCCTCAGCCTCTGAAGCGGCCCGTTTAGCGGCTGATTCGCTAGCGCTTTTTGCGGCCGCCGCAGCACGCTCTTGCTCGCGTATCTGCTCTTCAGTCGCGTCGATCTGTCTCTGCTTGGCGACAAGGATTTCACCCTCGCCCTCGATCAACCCTTCGACGTAGCCCGCAGCAACTTTCGCGGCCAACCGCTCGGCTTCTGTTGACTTTCCGAGCACCAGCAAGCGCTCGTCCATCTGCCGGGCGAGCCTCGAAAAAGATTCGGATGCAGTTTGCGAATCTTCGCCAAGCTGACGAATACCGCCCTGATTAACTATTGTCTGCAGCTCGGCTAGCTTGCTGTTTAGTTGATCAACCTCGCCTTTAGCGTCATCTACTGCAGCGCTCGCGCCAACTAAATCACGACGCCACTCTTCCGCCTTTTTTGAGCCCGGGAATCGGCTCAGGTTGTCCGCGAGGGTGAAGGCGCGCGCTTCGGCCGTCTTCATCACGTCTGCAGCTTTCTGCAGTTTGTCCTGATAGTCCTGGATGCCGCGCTGCGCCTGATTGACGGTCAGACGCTCAAAGGAGTCGCCCAGCGCTCCGATCCGCTTATCTAGCGCCTCGGATTCACGCTCCGCCTCGGACGCCCTTGTAGCGAAATACACGAGCGCGCCGGCTGCCAAGATAGCCGCACCGGCCGGGCCACCAACAAGCGACAGCGCCCCGTTTGCAACTCGCGCAGCAGCGCCCATAGCCGCGAGACTGGCTGCGGTGGTAGCAGAAACGCCAGCCATCCGAGCAAGCGCCGCCTGGTAACGAGCGGCCTGAACTTGTCCCGCAACGAAAGCTGCCGTTGCAGCACCAGAAGCCGCCACTATGCGCGAGCCGATTACTAGCGCTACCGCTTCGCCCGCCACTATAACTACGTCCATGTTCTCGCCAAGCGATAGCACGGTACTGGACATAGAGTTGTAAACGGCAGTGGCTCGGTCGGTCAGCTGCAGCTGATCCGCCAGGGCTAGTTTTGCCTCCTGGATGCGCTGCCCAAGAGTGTCCTGCGCGCCAGCTAAGCCCTCAGCCTCTTTGCGGGCGATACCACCGAACTGTCCTGCTAGCTCGTCGAGGATTAGACCTTGCGCCTCGGCTAACTGGTTGGTTTCAACCAGCGCCTTAATGACCTTCTGCTGATCCTCGGTAAAGTAGATACCTTGCCGGCGCAGCGCGTTGATGCCCTGAATTGGGTTGTCCAGGGTCTTTGCCAGCATTTCCAGCGAGCCATTTAGCGGCCCGCCGATGAGGGTCGCGAGGTCTGCGGCCGTTCCGATGGCGCGCTCAAATACATCGCCAGTGATACTGCTGTACGACAGCAACACTTGTTGCGCCTGCATCACGCCTTCAGTGGACTGCAGGGTGGCCAAAGCAAGCTGCCGCGCCTGCTGATGCAGTTCCTGAGCAGACAGTCCAGCAGCAGCGCCAGTGGCCTTAATAACCGCTTCAGTTCGAAGCATGTTCCGCTGAAGCTGCTCTTGCTCCTTCATGGCCGACTGGATAAAGGCGGTAGCTGAGCCAGCACCAAAGGCGGAAAACGCAGCGCCAACTATGGGAGCAACCTTTTTCCAGGCCGCGCCGGCTTCATCCGCTGCGCTGGACATCTCTTTGCTGCTGGACTTGGCCTTTCGCGAGGCTTTGTCCATGCCCTGCTCAAACGAGCCGACTTTTGCTACCAAGTCGAGCGTGAGCGTCCCGAGGGATTTTGCGGCCATGAACTTTCCTCTGGGCATGAAAAAGCCCGCTCAATGGCGGGCTGTGTTGATCTTTCTCGCTATCGGCGATGGTCGCCAATATCGCTGGTTGTATAACTATTCACCGTGCCGTCAGGGTTCATAATCACGGTGATTGACTGGTTCGTGTAGCTTGATCCGGCAAAACCGACCTTTGCGTAACCCCAGCCAATGATCTCGGCGCCATCTGAGTTTTTCGAGGTCACAACCGGCCGACCAAAACTTGAAAGTAACTCCTGCTTGGTCGTCACGCCTGCCTTGATGGCTGAAACCTGCTCATCAGTAATTGGCCTGCCGTGACTCGCGCAGGCTGCGATCGTGACAGCAGCAATCAAAACGAATATGGCGCGCATGGCTTTCCTCCCCGGTTAAAGGGAGGAATGTACCAACAAACGGCCCCTACACCCAGCCTTTCAGGTCTTCCAGCGTCAGCACTGGCTGATCATGGTGAGGCGCAAAGTCATGCAGCTGGTAGCCGCCATTCTTCGACTTGCTGTTGGCATAGAGCGTTGCCAGGAGAGCTGAGCCGCGCTCTATGCGCATCCCGAGGTTGAGCGATCCGCGTTTCTGCCGGTACTTCATCCACGTCAGAAACTCGCTGTAGCTCAGATTTGCCTGAGCCTCAGCGATGGTCCTGCCACCGATTCCGTTCATCACCAGCTCGCAGAACACTTCGTCCTCGTCGGTCAGCTCGTCGTCTTTCCCAGCCCGTTGACCTCACCGATTACAGCCAGCAGCGCCATGGTCAGGTTTCCGTCCAGCGGGCCGCGCTCTGGATCTGCTTCGCCGGTAATGTCTTGAGGGGTGAATACCGGCTTGCCTTCAGGGTCGCAGATGCAGGCAGCGATACGGCCAGCGACACCATCCGCTTTGCCTGTCAGCGCAGCCAGATCGGCACGAGCGGACAGGTAGGACAACGGTCGGACGTAGACGGTAGCCGTTAGCTCGTCCTCGCCCTGCTTCCAAGTAATCTCGCGCTCTACCGGGGCGCCGGTAAAGGCGCCCATTTGCTTGAGGGAATCGATGCTCAACTGCATGGCTTAGACCTTCGGAATCAGGGCTGCGGGGCCGGAGCGCTGGATCGAAGCAGCAGAGGTCACAACGCTGTTGGCGGCCAGGTCAAAGGGCACGTCCGACAGATAGCCCTCGAACGTGTACCAGGTGCGCGTGGCCGGAAGCTCGAAGTCATCGCCACCGACAGCCAGCGTCGGCGCGGCAGTGCCGTCCGACCAGCCTAGCGCCCACTTGAGCGTCGGGGACGGGTTCATCTGGCTCAGTTCGAACATGCGAATGTGCGAAGGCTCGCGCGGGTCGAAGTTGACGGTGAGCGATGCCTGGCCCGGAGTGCGCAGGCCGGGCATGTAGGAGCGGTCGTTTTCCTCGAGACAGGTTGTTTCAATCTGGTCAGCGGGCGATCCACCCGGGTTGAAGGCAGTAGCGCAGGCAATCGCCAGCACTTCGAATACAGCAGGGTCAGCGGCAGTCGGGGCGAGTGCGTAGACCTGCGAGCCTTGGGAAAGAATGGCCATGTGTGTTCCTCAGTACGGGTTTTTGGGCAATAAAAAACCCGCTCGGAGGCGGGTTGTTGGGGTGATTCGGTTTAGCGGTGGACGTACCAGTCCGCGTCGAAGCTGATTCGGTAGCTGCCGGTTTCGCGGTCGCGTGATTCGCCGCGCCATCGCGTTATGTGAGCGTGCGTCTCGATAACGTCTCTGAGCGCCGTAGCGACGCTTCTACCGCTAGCCAGCGTGTTCGCCCACACATCGACCTGAATCACGTAAGAGTCGATATCTGGTCGGTTGCTGATGTAGTTTTCTGGACTGCCGCCGATCTGGGTCCAGGTTGCATAGGGATACGCCACGCCTTCGGGCGCTTCGCCGGCAGGGAACAGCCGCGTCGGGGCCGTGCCAAGCAGCGCGGTCGAGGCCGGATCAGCGGCGACCTTTTCAAATATCGGTGCGAACATTAGCTGCCCCTGCGGCCTGTCTTTTTGCGGCCCGCTTCAGGGCCCGATCGACTGCGCGCTCGTACTGCCGCACGAACTCGTCAGTGACTTCGCCCATTGATGTATCCATTGCCGGCCTCAAATAAGGCTGGGCACGCGATCGCTCACTACCTAACTCGACTAGATAAGCGTGCGGAGTCGCACCGCCCGGCCCGGTGTCAGGGTTGCCCGGTTCCATGTTGCGAATCGAGCCAGTCAGCACGCCGATACGGAACCCAAGGTCGCCAGTGCGCTTGAATAGCCGCCCGTTCCAGCGCATTGCGATGTTGTCTGCGATCGTCCGGCCAGTTTCGGCGTCGTCGATGCGCTGCGCGTTCTGCTTGGCTTTGTCGACGATGATCTGAGCCGCTTTTCGCAGGGCATACCGCCCACCCTTGCGCTTGACGTCATCCGTCACCGAATCCAGCTTGCCGAGCAGCGAATCGAGGCCCGTTATGCTGAATTCGACGGTGTCAGCCATCAGATACACCCTCTGAAACCGGCAAGGTGATGTATTCGAGCCCAGAATCCGCGTCAGGCAGCACGCCCTGGATCGCGTAAACCTTGCCACGGTGCAAAATCCTCATCGTCGGCAGGATGCCTTCGCGGTAGCGGATGACGATTCGCGCTGTTATTTCCGACTGATTGGCCTGCGCGGCGATGAAGTCACGGGCAGATAGCGGCTCGATTGAGGCCGGCACGTTCCCTGCGAACACTTGCCAACCAGGAATCATCTCTCCGCTGACCGGATCTTGCGTCAGCCCCGGCCGCTCAAAGGTGATCCGGTGGCGAAGTCGATAGGAGAGTGTCTTCATACGCCCATGTTTATCCGGAAATGCTGCGCCACTAGGTCGGCCGCTGTGGTTAGCGTCTTCTTTTCGTCTGGAGATGCGTCATACATGGCTTCAACTCGGAGCTTTATCGCGGCTTTGAGCGATTCCGGCACATGGCCGGGCTCAGTAGTGAACTCAACACGCACAGCTGCTCCGAAGTCGCCAGAGACAATTGATCTGTCGGCGTCGAATTCAAAGGAATCCGCGTCTACGCGCGAACCGTTAATAACCGATGAGACAAGTGTTACCGTTGCCGGCCAGATCGGCAGCAGGTACGGACCGCAATCCTCAGAGGCCCACCGGTAAGTCGCAGCGGCGAGCGCTCGGCCAGTAAAACGCTCTACGGCTTCGCGTGCCGCGGTGATAAGCGAGCTGATCAGGCCGTCATCCGCATCGTGATCGACGCGCAAATGGGCTTTGGCCTCTTCCAGCGTGACCGGCTCGACCGTTGCAGGGGTGACGGTAATCAGCATTTACTTGTTCTCGGGTGCGGCCTTCATGGCCTTGTTCGAGGGAGCCTTTACGGCCTTTGTTTCTTGCGACTTGGCGGGCTTCTGCTCTGCCAAAACGCCTAATTCGACGAGGCGCTTTGCCTCGTTTGGATCAAGCTCTCGCGTGTCGCCAGTCACATACTGCTTATCGCCGAAGTGCTCTCGCTTCACGTCATAGGTGACCTTGCTTGCCATCTTTTACCTCCAGGAGGGGCCAGCCGAAGCCGGCCCCTGATTGCGTTACGGAGTCACGGCCGGAGCGATGTCGCCGTAGATGAACGCCTCGGGACGGTAAACCGCCAGAGCCAAGCGCTCTTCCGCCAGGATGGTCACCAAGTTCTTGACGAAATCGTCTTCGTTCTCGGTGGCCACCTCGACGCGGGACTGCCAACGGTCGAACAGCTGGGCGCCAAGCTTGAATGCGCCGGTCAGGAACTTGCCGGAGGCGATTGCCTGAGTGGCAACGACCGGGAGTCCCCACATGGTCGGCGATGCGACGCCCTGAGGTTGGCCGATGATGTAGCGCCCGTCCGCGTCCTTGGTCAGCTCAATGCCAGCCCAGTCGATCGGGTTGAGCACGTGGCCGGTTGCCGGGAACTCAGCCAACACCGCCTGCAGCATCGCAAGGCGCAGCGTGTCGAGAGTGGTTGCACCGGTAACAGTCAGCGGAGCGCTGTACGCGGTTGCCTGCGGGATGATGCCGAGCAGGTTTTGGCCGGTACCGTCACCGTTGAGCAGCTGCTGTTCTTCCTTGTAGGCCAGGCCGTAACGCAGCTTGCCGTCGATGTAGCTAGCCAGCATCGGCGCATCGGACATGATCTGACGGGAAGCCTTGACCCAGTGGGCGATGACCTTGGCGCTGGTGTTCTTCAGTTCGAACTGGATGTCCGACTGAGGCTTCGCGCCAGTCTCAGCGACCATGCCAGCGTTGTTGGTGAAGCCGGTTTCCTGCACGTATTCGAGGACGTTTCCGTCCATGCGGCCGGGGGTGATCAGATCGCGCACGGTCATGCGGCGTTCCGGCTGCATCACAATGCCAGGCAGGCGAGTGTTCTGGACCAGATCGCCGGCCGAGCCAGCGGCATCGGTGGTTGCCAGAGTGATAGTCGCCTTGAACTGCATATCGGCGCGGCCGCGCTGCGAGTTCGATTCGGACAGGCTCTTGAAGCTTTGCGACTCCACGAACTGCTGGCCGAAGGTTTTGTGTTGCTGCTCTTCGCGCTCTTCTCCGCGGCGCGCCAGCTTCTGCTCCAGATCATCGACGCGCGCCTTGAAGCCGTTCATCAGAGTCAGGGCGTTGTCAGCCTGCTCTTTCAGGTCGGCAGTAATCTTTTCACCGTGAGCCATCTTGCCAGTGATGTCTTCACCAAGCTTTTTGACTTCGTCGGTGGCTTTCTTGAACTCGGTGGTCAGTTGGACCAGTTGGTTTTCGTCGGACATTTGAGTGAATCCTTATGCTGATTTGGTAAGAATCGCCAGCGCATCGCTTAGCGTTTTGCTCGCTTCGGTGTCGCCGGACTCACTCCGGAGCAACTTTGCCAGGCCGCCGCTCGCGATAGCGGTGGCTTGGGTTTTCGAAAAGCCTGCCTCTCGCAGGAACTTCTCAAATTCGGGCAGAGTGGGCAGAGAACCATCCTCGAGCGCGGACTTAACCGCATCGATGGTGGCCGCCTCATTCATCGGAAAGGTGACGATGCTGACCTCGAACAGGCGCAGCTCCTTGAGGTTTCGGACGCCGGTCGATTTGTCCCGATCAGCGCCGCGGACGCCGTAACCGATGGACATACCGTCCAGGGCGCCGGCCTTCATCAGCGCGTGAATCTCTCGAGCGCGCTGCACCTCGTTGACCAGCAGCCGGCCCTCGACGTACAGGCCTTTTTCGTCCTCGCGGATCGCGGTATAGACGCCGATCGGCTCGTTCCTATCGTGATTCCAGAGCACGGGCGGCATACGCTTGCGGCCTTCCCACTCCTGAATCGACTTGGCGAAAGCGCCGCGGTGGACGATATCGCCGCCACTGTCGACGTTCCCGAAGACAGAACCGTACCCAGAAAAAAGGCCGTCATCGCTGACAGCCTTGATCTCGAACGATACGTCCAGAGTTTTGTGGTTCATGGGGTCTCCTCCGGAGCACCGATCTTGTCGATGGTGGTCAGGTTCAGTTGTACGGTCAGCGCGTCACCCCCCTCGACCGGCGGCAGGTCTTCCAGCGCGCGCACATCGTTGCGGCTCATGACGCCGTTCTGGAGCATTTGCGAATAGAAGGACGACCGCGCGGCAGAGTCGGCGCGTAGCAGGCCCTCTACGCTGAACTTCGGTCGGTACTTGTCGCGCTCTTCCGGCAGCAGCAGCTTCTTGGTAATAGCCTGCTCAATGCGTACCAGGGTTGGCCGCAGCGAGTAGGTGAGGAAGCCCATGTTTGTTTGCTCAAGACTGGATGCCCAGCTGGACGCCTTGTCGGTATGGCCGATCAGCTGAGGCGGAACCCCGAATGCCCGGCAAATCTCCTCAATTCCGAAGTAACGAGACTCCAAAAGCTGAGCGTCTGCCGGGTTCATCCGGATGCCTTGCGCGCTGGCGGGCTCCATTCCAGCCTCGAGAACCATCCATTTACCGGCGTTTTCTGGCCTGCCGAACTGAGAAAGAGAGTCTCGCAGTCGGTCACGCTGATCTTTCTGGAGAGTGGTGGCGCCCGTTTTGAGGAACCCACCCACTTTCAGGCCGTTCTGGAACTCCCTGGCTGCGGCCCGGTTCGCATCCATCAGCCCGCCCATGGTTTCGGCTGCAAACTGGATGGGCGAAAGCCCCATTATCCCGTCGAGCGTGAAGCCTTTCAGGTGCAGGATCTCGTTCTCTCGGTAGACAGTTACCTTGCCGCCCTTGGTGTACTCGTAGGTCAGCTCGCCCGAGGAGCTGCGCACCACTGCGACCTTTTCGGGGTTCAGCGGCGTCAGAGAGACGACTCGACGGCCAGCCCACTCGATCAGAACGAAGGAGTTACCCCAAAGATCCAGGGATGCCAGCTGAGACTCCCAGAACTCGCTGGCCGTCATGTCCGCATTCGGGGAGGAATGCAGCAAGCGGTACAGCGGGTGCTGTTTCGCGAGCGACTTATCTTCGGCCCGCAAGTGCAGCGGCAAGGACGAGATCGTTTGCGAACGAAGCCGCACGCAGGCCCATACCGCCGACAGTTTTAGGGACGAGTCAGGTCCGACCGTTGAACCGGACGGCGTTGTATGTGAATCGAAAGGCAGCGCCCGCTCACCGTCTTCCAGGCGCGCGCGTCCGGAGAGTCGGCTCCAGAACCGCTGCCAGAATCCGGGGTCGTTGAGGGTTGCCATTAGGCGATCACCAAATTGTCGAGGAAGTCGTTGACGTTCGTTTGCGGCCCTTGGGCAATAGCGCGACTAGTGGCCATGATCAGGCCGACCATGCCGTCGATCTTGTTTTCCGGGCGCTCTTTGTTGGGGTAAATGTTGTCTTTCACGTCGAGCTTGGCGACTACGTTTGACGCCATCCACGTGAGCACCGGGCAGTCGCCGTGGGCAAGCTTCCGCTGCAAAACCAGAGCCTCCACTTCCTTCATCGGCTCGCTGATGTTCTGCACGGTCTGGCGAACCTCGACCATTGGCAGGCCTTCTAGCTCCATTTCCTGAGCTAGTTGGGTTGCCTGCCAAGGGTCATAGGCCACTGCCTGCACATCGAAACGGCCGGCAAACTCGCGCAGATCTTCTTTGATGACTTCGAATTCAATGACCTCGCCGTCAGTAAGCGTCAGCAGGCCTAGCGCATCGAACTCGCGGTAGCGTGCGGTGTTGCTGTCCAGCTCCTCAATGACGCGCGCCTCTGGCAGGTAGTACCGACCATGGACATGCCATGCCGGATCACCCTCGACTGGCGGGAACAACATGATGTTGCCGGCTATGTCGATTTTGCTGGCAAGGTCTAGCCCTATGAAGCAAGGTCGACCATCCAGCTCGGCCAGACTCTTGCGTGACGGGGCTTCCTTCCAGCGAAGCATGTTCAGCCAGGCGTTCTTCGCACCGACCCATTCGTTCAGGTGCTTAGTACGAAACGTTGCCTGGCGCGTCGCCGATTGCATGGCGTCACGCTGGCGAGCCAGCAAGAAATCCTCGCTGATGGAAATCCCAAAGTTCGGGTTCGCCTTGCGCAGCGCCTCCTCACTTGTCCAGTCGTCGCCCGGATCGATGGTGAACAGCGCCGGCCATAGATCCGGGCGATCGATCACGCCTTCCAGCATCCTCTCGGAGTCACGCACTAATTGATGACATGGCCCACCAATACTTGAACCGGCAGTCGTGATAACCAACATAACAGGCTGCTCGCGCGCGCCCATGCCGGTTTCCATGGTGTCAAACAGGGTCGAGTCTTGATGCTCGTGGTATTCGTCAACAATGGCGCAGGAAGGCGAAGATCCGTCACCAGGCTTGCCGATTACTGGCTCGAAGCGGCTGCCATCTTCCAGGCGCGCCATGTTTGATGCGTTCACCTCTACACCGAAGTGCTCGCGCAGCTCAGGAGTCCGCTCGATCATCTGCTTAGCCGGACGGAATACCTCCCATGCCTGCTTCTCGGTAGTGGCGCCCGAATAGACTTCTGCGCCGAACTCTCCGTCCGCGGTAAACATGTAGACGCCAAGGCCGCCACCGATGATGCTTTTGCCGTTCTTGCGCGGAACAAAGACCAGCATGGTTCGGTAACGCCGCGTGCCGTCCTTCTTGCGAAGCCACCCAAACGGGACGCAGACAGAGAACAACTGCCACGGCTCCAGCTTGATCAGCTCGCGCTTGCCTGCCCATTTGCCCTTTGTGTGGGGTAGTAGCTGCAGGAATTTTGCGACCTTCTCAGCCTTTGCCGGCTCAAATTTGTACGGATAGCTGTCTTCAGCCTGCAGCTCTAGGTCGTCCAGATGCTTCTGGCAGAGCAGTTTTATCCATCTGCAAGCCAGGATCTTTCCGGCGACTACGGCGCGCGCGTAGTCCTCCGCCTGCTTCATCAGCGGATATTTAGGTTTTGATGCCATTAGAGATCCGCGAAGGGGTTGCCCTTGGGCGCCTCTTTCTTGCCGCCGACCTTTGATCGGTCAGCAGGGGTCATTCCGAACTTGCCTAGCAGCGCTTCGAGACGCACCAGCTTGGCGGCGGGGAAATCTGTTGGATCTGTACGGAACTGAGCGAGTAGATTTGCCGCCAGCTCGATACTCAACCGGTCAGAGTCGGTCAGAACGTCACGCGGCGCGTATTGGGCAATCTCATTCCAGGCGTGCAGGACTGCCCCATTGATATGCGGCGGCGGCGCTGACAAATCGCCGGCCGGCTCGGCATCTTGCCGCCTGCGCTGCGGGTCTTTCTTGAACGCGCCAGTCAGCTCAAGCACGTTCGTCGGCTTGCGTGGTCTGGCCATTTTTGAAAACCGTTATTTTGCGGAGATAAGAAAAAACCTGAGGGCGCGGTGTCCGGCATGATTGCCCCGAACTTTGAAGGCACCCCCCCATACCGGAGGAGGGTCAGCGCCTTGCCTGTTTTGCCTCGCTGGCCGTCTTCGCGGCGTGACACTCGCTGCACGTTGATACGAGGTTGCTCTCACTGTCGTCGCCACCAAAGGCAACGGCCAGTCGATGATCGACCTCAGTTGCCACTGTTACGCGCCCAGTTGACTGCATGCAGTATTGGCAAAGGTAGCTGTCACGCTTCAGGATCTTTTCCCGCAGCCGGCGCCATGGCCTACCTGTCAGGCCTGTACGCTCAGCGCGCTTACTGGTTGCCCAGGCCTCTGCAAGGTGCTCATGCTTCTCGCAGTAACGGGCGCCGCGGATCAGCGCTCCGCATCCTGGAGCACAGCAAGGCTTCATCGGTCGCAGCGCCATCAGCTCACCCTCGATCCGTCCATGTAGGTTCGCGGCTCTTCATCCTGCTCAGTCTCTTCGCTCAGCGCTTCCACCAGCATCAGGAGCAGCTGGTTCGTCTTGCGCTGCTCTTCCAGTAGCTGGGTCAGTAACGATTCCACGCGATCTCTCCCAGGCAATCTGTGCCCACTTCTTCAGCCAGGCTCTTCGGCGTTCACATGCGGCGCATGCCATGACGCTTCCTCTTGCGCGAGTAGATCCACACCTCTTTCCCGATCATCACAGCGACACAGGCGGCGAGGCACAGGAACAGGAGGGTGGCGTGGAGGCGTTTCATGCGGCGCGCACCACGTTAGGGTGAAGGCCTGTCATCAGACGACGCAGCCACTCACTGAACCGATTGGCTTTCATTGCCAGTCACCTTCGGTTGAGGAATCACCCGGGCAATCGCAGCAGCGATACCGAGGGCCGCGTTCACGCTTGCCCATAGGATTGGGCTTATGTGGCCGTCGAACGCTACCCATGTGCCGGCAGCAGCGTTCAGGGCAGCAGTGATGATTGCCAGCTGCACACTGGTCAGGCGCCATGACTTGCGCCATTCGGGGATCAGGTTCATTGGATCACCGCCCGCAGGATGTGAGGCCCAACCATGTTGATGACCGCAATGATTGCCCCAGCAGCTCCCAGGCCGTACATGACCTTAATGCCCATCCCCTTCACGTCAGAGGACAGGGTTTCGAGCAGCTTGGATTGGTTCTGCGCGATCAGCTCCAGGCGGTCTACCCGCTGAGGGATGTTCTCGTGCTTCTGCTCGTAGTGATCCAGGCGCCACAGGGCGAGGCGCATGTTCTGCTCCAGCGCACCCAGACGCTCGGCCTGGCTGCGGCCGGCATCGGATTGGGTGTCGGGCATAGTGGAGTCTCGAAGTAATAGGTCCGGCCGCTCTTGCTCATGCCGTCAGCTCGGAGCGATGAGGGAGAGGCAAGGCGGCCAGAAGGTGTCGGGCTTAGCCCTGTTCGTGCAGGCGCTGGCGGAGCAAGTAGCCTTCCAGCAGCCAGATCTTGTTGCGCGCATTGTCGCGGGCGATCTTCCGGCCGATCTCTTCGTTGAAGTTCTCCGGCGAGGCGCAGGCGCTTTCACCTGTTACTGTAAAGCCGTTCTTCAGGACCAGAACGCAGAAGGTCAGCAATCCAAGTTCGCCGTGATACCCGGTTAGTCTGGTCAGCTCGTCCTGCTTGTTGAACGCAGTCTTCACGCCCTCCTCAGCGGTGAAAAAATACTCACCGACAATCACGGAATCGATCATGGCTGGCGTCAGTCGCGGCGCATTCAGGCCCTTGGCTTGGATCTCTTGTTCGAGTGCTGCTTCATTGGTCGGCATCGCGTCTTCCTCTAGTGGGTGCGATAACAAAAAAGCCCCGCACTAGGCGAGGCCGAAAGGTGTAGATCCCGACTCCCGCACATCTGCAGGGCGATACTCGTTACCGAGTCGCACAGTGTGCTGCGTTGTGGCGCGAGGCCGATTCGCAAGCAGGCCGGGGATTAGATGCGCTGTATTGGATGACGCGAGTATTAGCAGCGCTTGCCGTCGCACGGCGTGGTGTTTGATGGGCGCAGGATGGCGAGGCCTTCTTCAGCCAGGTTCCGCCCGAAACTGAGGCATAAAAAAGCCCGACTCAATGGCCGGGCTCTTCTGAAGCGGTAAAACCGCAATCTGTGGGAATACTCACATACAACTGGCGCCACGTCTAGTCTTTTTACATGTAAATTTAGGCGGCCTCGGCATAACTGCAGAGCATCGCGTCTACCCAGACAATCCCAGCAGTCAGGTACATCTCTGCTTTGTTGTGGTGAACGCCCATCGCTCGGCCCAATTGGCGATAACTGGTCATGCTGTGGCGATACCAGAGGAACAGTGCATATGCGGCTTCTTGGTAGCGAGCGGCCATCCGGCATACCAGGCGGTCAATCATCATGGCCGTCTCTTCCTGGATCTGAGGAATCTCCCCGCCAGCGTCACCCATCTTGTCGCGCATCAGGGCATAGGACGGCGAGACGTAGCGTGGTAGGCCGGTCTGGCAGCGGACCCATATGCCCCATTGGCTAAGCAGGTACTCGGTGCTTAGATCTTTCATGCGGCTCTCCCCAGATAGTCCTGAATGGTCTTGCGGGCCTCATCAGCCCCTTTACAAACTGCGGCCATGAAGCCTTGCTGGTTCAGCCAGTGAAGCCAGTCGTTCTGCTCAGGCGATACGCTGCCGCCCTTGGTGCGCTTGAGCTCGATGAACAGACCGAAGTAGCCGCCCGATGGCTTGAGAAGCATCATGTCTGGGAAGCCCTTGCGGACTCCCTCAGCCTTTAGCTTTGCCGCTACCGCAGGGTGGCGCTGGCCTCCATTCGGAACGGCCGCCAGGCGCCCGCGCAGGTCCGGGTACTGCATGTCGAACCACTTCACTATGCTCTTCTGCTCTTCGTGCTCAGTCGGGACGGCCATCTTGCTCATCTACTCCCCCTCGCCTTCAGAGCCGCCACAACGGCAGGACGCGCACTCTCGGGCACAGCTGCCAGCAATTCCTGGCCCTTCCTCTGCCGCTCCTCGCCCTTGAGGTCGCGCACCTTCCACCGGATCAGGCAGGCCGTTTTGTCCGCCTCGATCAGCGCCCGAGCATCGGCAGTCAATTCCGCCAAGTTCAATCCAGCAGGAGCCGCAGAGGTGCTCATGCATGGCTCGCCTCCGCGTAGTGGTGTTTGCAGTGCTGGCGTGGAAGGCCTTGGTATGGATAACCGCAATCACCGCACTGAACGCCGCGCTTCTCCGGCGCGAAGTTCAGGTGCTTCTCAGTCGGGAACGACACGTCTACGCCGGCAACGGTGCGCGGGTCGCGGTAGTCGAGAGTGTTGATCTGGCCGAATGAAGCGGCGCGGATAGCTTCAGCGGTCCACCCGGCATCCTCGTCGATCATCTGCAGTCGGCGTGCGGCGCTATCGGCAATGTCCTGCCAGTCGCGGCGCGTGTCCTTGTGCCCGCGCTGGCCTGCCGCTAATGCTTTCTTGACGATGTGCTGAGCGACCGGGCAGGTGACCTTGAACAGATCAAGCAGGCGGTACACGTCGAGCCGGTCGATGTGCGATACGTCGATGAAATAGTGTTCGTGGCTCATGCGGCCTGCTCCAGTCCGATCAATTCCATGACCCGCGCCGGCAGCGTCAGGCCCATTTCAAGCAACTGCAGGGCGCAGTCGCGGATTAGTGTTTCCTGCTTCCCATAGGCCAGCTCGAAGCGGGCCTTGTATGGGTGGATTCCGGTCAGACCTGGCGCGCCGGTTCCGTGCTGATGGTGTCCAGCGCAGATCGGAAGCACCATCCAGTGCGCATCAGGCTTGGTTCGGCCGTCGACGTGATGGATGCTCACGGATGGGTTGAATCGGCCGTCCTTCTGGCAGGCAATACAGCCGATGCGCTGGGCCAGCAGGTCGTGGTAGCGCTTCTGCTCGGCTGATGGGGCTTTCTTACCCTTCATGCTGCGGCCTCCCCGAACTCGATCTTCATCCGCATGTACTCGGAATCCTCCGGGTGCGGCAGGTAGATGCCGTGCTCGGTAGCCCAGGCGTCTATGCAGGTCATGAAGGCGTGCATCTCACCCTTGTCGAGCTCGCTGGTGTGCTTGAGCTCGTAGCGGTCGGTGATCTCGCCGGTCTTCAGGTTGATGTCCTGGACCAGCTGCTCGCCGAGGAAGGTCTGCTTCAGGTTGCGCTTCACGTTGTCCCGGTCCATGGCGGCACCGGTGGCGAAGGTCGTCTTGCCCATGCTCACGAAAAACCGGGCAATCTCCTCGCACCACTTATGAAACAGCGCGTTCTGCGGGAGCGATCGACTGGCGCCGGTGATGGTCACCGTGCAAGGGAAGCCCTTTGCACGGATCGCGGCGTTGACTTGGGAGAGCTCGCCGATATGCGAGACGCGGAATTTCTCAGCCATTTACGCGGCCTCCCACAGATGCAGCTGCCGGCGCAGGTGCGGGGCGTTGGCCTCGAACACAGCCTGAGCAAATCCCTTCGGCGTGGCGCTGCGGAAGTTGGCGCGCTCGGGGCCTGGCGCTGCGTAGTGAATCCTGGAATCAGGCTCGCCCAAGGAAAGATCACGATCTTCGTCTGGCATGACGAATCCACCGCCAGCCCAAAGACAGGTCAGCTTCACGTAGTTGTCATCCGCGCAAAGCTTGGTGAACTGGTAGGGGTGGAAGGTGTGGCCAGGCGCTCCAAAGATCGTGCTGAAGACGCTCCGGGGATTCTCGAAGAACCAGGGCGCACCGCTGATCTGGCCAATCATTCGGCACTGTTCAGCCACTAGCGCGGCTTTCGCCTGAAAGTGCTTGTCTTCTGCTGCCTTTGCAGCGAACCAGCGAGCGCCGGAGATCGCTACGTCAGTGCATGGCGGGAATCCGGCCACGAACACTACGCGGCGACCGCGGATGATCTCGCCGAGGCGGCAGGCGGCCTCTAGCACGGTGCAGGGTAGGCGCTCGATACGACCGTCGTTGCTGTACTTGCCGTGCTGCGGATCAACCAGCACGGCGTCGTAACCCGCTTCTACCCAAGGGGCAACCATGGCGCCGGTGAGGTCGCAGAGGGAGATGATTACGCCGTTCATGCGCGACGCTCCCGAATTCCCTGGCAATCCACGCAGCACACCGCCCACGGAGCGGCAAGGCGGCGCGCCTCGGGAATCTCGATGCCGCACTCCTCGCATTCCTCAGCGCCCTGCCCCTGCAGCCTGGCCTGTACCAGCGCCACGCCCCCTATCCGATCTGCCTCCTCTAAACCAGAGGCGCGGTCTGTTACGTCGGGGGCCGTGCGGGCCTGGTGGAAGGCTTCGGCCATCTCTGCAAAATCACTCATCGCTTAGCCCCATAGGCCCGCTTCTGCGAGCCGTCCATCTGCACAAGTCGGTAGTCGTTGCCGCGCTTCATGCGGACGACGGTGTTTTGTTCCTGATCGACTGCGAAGCCATCGGCCTTGAGCTGGTCGACGATTACTCGCTGGGGAAGGGTCATTGAGCGGGAGCGGTTCATGCTTTGGCCTCCCTGGACAGCGCGCAGAATCGAATGCTGTTGTAGCAACGCCCATCTGCGTCACACATCATCAAGACCGGCTGCGGAACAGCTGCCTCGCAAAATCGGACGTAATCCTGATCCAGCGTGACGTTCATCCCGCTGTCGAAGACGTGGACGCGTATTACGCCAGCGACAAGCGGGTCACCGAGCAGCGTGTCGATCAGGTCAAGCGCCGCCCAGGCCTTTAGAAACTGGTCGTCGGTCATATCGGACATAGCGCCGTCGTAGGCATCGCTTTTGAAATGCACCTCCGCGCCTATGGCATCCACGTATCGCTGACCCAATGTCATGCGCTTGGCCAGATGGGCGCCCATGCTGATTACGTTGCTCATGCCGAGGCCCCCTTCACAATGCTGCGCAGGCGATCAAGCGCGCTGCGGCCGACTTCCTCTGTCCGAACGCTGACTGTCTCCGGCAGGGCCAGCGGTATTTCCCGCAGCGGCTCGCCGGTCATGACCATGCGGACAGTGATCGCGTAGTTCCGGTCGAACAGCTTGCGGCTGCGCTCCTCTGGCATGTTGGCCAGCTCGTAGAAGCCGGTTTCGCAGGCGGCGTGATGGACTGCAGGGTGCGACCAGTTGCGCTCAGCGGCCGGATGGGCGTTGGCGCAGGCCTCGCGGTATGCCTTCGCTGCGTCTGGCAATCCCAGCATCTCAGGAGTTGGCTCACACCAGCGGATGAAGCGGCCAACGCTCGGCGCGAAGTCGCCGCCGGACTTGCGACACTGCTCGATACCAAAGCGGATCTGCTCGATGGTGTTGATGCCAGCGGCCATGAAACCCTTGATCCAGGACTTCTTCGCAGCGGTCAGCGCCTCGTCGTTCGGCCATGCCTGCTTCCAGGCGGGGAAGATGGATTGCAGCTCGACGAAGAGCTTGTTCACGACGCTGGCGGTGCCTTGGTCGATAGCGCGTGGCGCCGTGGCCGGCTCAGCAAGGGCGACGTGATTACCGCTGGTGGCGGACGGGATGAGGTCCTTGACGTTGCGCATCACAGGTCCCCCAGGTCGTTTGCCCAGCTGGTGTCGCCACTGTGGAAGTCGGGACCATTCACTACGCGCAGACGTGGCGCCGCACTGAACGCCTTCACTTCGTCGTTCCAGCGCTTCTGGTTGAGCCAGGTTGCGGCGTGCGGGATGAACTGCCCGTCGTCCTTCAGCCAGCTCTGGCAGGTGCAGTGCTTGGCCAAAGACTCGAGGATCTGAGCCAGCAGCTCGGCATCGGGATTGATCTTCGCGAAGGCCTTGCGGGCGTTGTCCTTGGCGGTCTTGCGCGGGTAGAGCTTCCAGAAGGTTTCGAAGGACGCCTCGGTGTCAGCTTTTTGAGGCCCTGATTCGGCCTGCTGCTCTTCCTCCGCGACTTCATCGGTCTCGGCAGGCAGAGCGCTCGGCGCTTCGCGGCGGTGCGGGTTCTGGTGCTTGGCCCACTTCACGATCTGGATGATCTTCTTGCCGGCGCGCTCATAGCGGCTGATGAAGCCGTATGCGTCCAGCCCTTCCAGCATTTGCTCGACTTCCACGTCGTCAGCCGGAAAGAGTGCGTTCTTCAGCTTCTTCGGGCGGTCTTCGAGGCGGCCCTCCTTGTCGGCTTCAGTCCAGAGGCCGATGAAGAACAGGCGAGTGGCGAAGTCCAGCTCCTGCAGGTCTTCGTTCTGGAAGAACCCAGGCTTGATATTTCGGGAACGAGCCATCACGCGGCACCTCGGAGAGCTTTGTCGTGGGTGAACAAACCGTCCCAGGTCTTCTTCATCGGAAGCTCGCTGTTCAGGTACATGTCATAAAGGCGAATCGCGCCCTTCTTCAGCAGAACAGGCGTAAACGCGGTGAACGGCTCGGAGCCGTGCGGGGTGATGGTTGCCTGATGCTCGGTGAGGTAGCGGTCACGAGCGTAGGAAGCGGCGCGCCAACGGGTACTGTGCTTGCTCTCGTTGAAGAGCCAGTTGCGGCTCTCAAGGAAGCTGCAGACCTGCATGACGTTGACCCCATTGAGGCCCTTACAGAATTGCGGGATGGTCATGCCTTCGTGGAACAGGTTTTCCATCGCGCCTATCTTCTCGGCCTGCTTCTGGTTGCTGGCCAGTAGCACGACGTTCTGCTCGGCAAGGTCCGCAGCCAGGCGAAGCGCCTCCGGTAGCGTCTGAGGAATCGCATGTGCCGAGGCCATCTGCTCCAGTTCGTGCAGACGGATAATCACCTTGTGGCGCAGCTTGATGCTGTAGCCGGTGATAAGGGTTTCGGTGAGCTCACGGTCAAGAAAGTACTCGGTTTGCTTGCGGTTCATGCCGTCCAGATAGATACGTCCAAAACTGGACGCATCTTTTTCCAGCTCATTGAGCATCTTCTCGATGTCGCGCTTAACGTGTTGGTGCTGCTTGCCAGTCAGTGCAGCAATCTCGCGACTGCTCATGGTTAGGGGCTTGCCAGCGGTGATGATGTTTTGCATAATTGACTCCGACTTCAGTTGTTGCTGTTGAGAAACCCGGTCTTTCCCACCGGGTTTTTTATTGCCTTGGAACTGGATTTCTGCCGTGGTTCGGGTGAAATCCGTACTTTGCTTCTGCATCTTTCCTAGCCTTCTCGGCTGCGCAGATGTCGCTAAACCGGCCTAGGAAAATCTTCTTTCCTTCCACGGAAATGCTTGCCTGCCACTTCCGGTGGATGTAGTTCCAAAAAACACCAGTGACCCCAGAGCTGTTTGTGGATCGCCGCTGCTGGTTCCGGCTGTTCTCCAGCTGGTCTACGTCACGCAGGTTCTCGATTCGGTTGTCTGAGCGGTCGCCGTTTACGTGATCGATTGCCTTGGTTGGCCATGACCCGTAGTGCATCAGCCAAACAATCCGATGCACCTTGATCCGTACGCCATCCGCCATCGCAATCAGGTAGCCATTCCCGTCAGGAGTACCGACTACAGCGCCCTTAGGGGCTCGCTGCCTTCCGATCTTGTTGACTAGGACGCCGTCCATGTACTGGTAAAGCTCGTGTGCTCTTTCGTACGTCAGCTGCTTCTTCATCTCTACTCCCGGCAGGTACTGGATAAACCAACACCATCTCCGCTTCGCTTACCTGTCCGATCCGCTGGCCCTAATATGGGAACCATGGAAACCACTGACAGGGATGTCTCTTATGCCGCTTCGCTCGAACGCACCGATGAGGGTGGAAACACCTTGTCCAAGGTGCAGCGCACGCCGAGCTGATTCAGTGCCTTGACGATTTCGGTCCCTTTTCAGGGCCTGCCCTCCTCCGAAACGGCTGCACCTTTCCGGTATTGCCTTTCGGCTCAGTGATCTTCCGAAGTTGATCCCTGATCAGCTCGCCACCCAGGTCTTCTGGCGACTTGCCTTCCTGCCTTGCTAGCTCATGCAATGCGCGCTGGTAGCGCTCATCGAGAGCGACTTCTTGATCAGCCATGAGGCCCCCTTCGAGGCCTTCAGGCCATCTGCTCGGTTTCGGTATCCTCAAGGCGCGAAAGCATGTCCCGCAGGCTGGCTTCCAGCAGCTCGCGAGCCAGTACGGCTTTCTGGGTGCGATGGAACTTCGCCAGAGACTGCAGAAGCTCGTCGGTGTCTTCGTCGAGACGAACCTTCGTGATGTGGTCTCGCAAGTGCTTTGGGTCGTGGTACATGGCTGATTTCCTTATGCGGCCGTTTTCTTGGGGCTTGCCTCGGCGAGCAGCCATTCAGCTGTGAACTCGCCACCAGATGCTTCTGCAAGTATTTGGGCGTAACAGGTCTCGCCCGTGTATTCGGTGCGCGGCAGAGCAGCAGCTGCCAGCCATTTGTAAATAGCTCGCTGGCTTACGCCGCAAATCAAGGAGGCCTTGGTGACCCCGCCGACCTTATCGATCGATTCCTTTAGAGCGCTCATGGAGGCCTCCGGCTGTGAATTCTGTACTTGCGGTACATGTTAAGCCGGAACTGAATGTTCATGCAAGCAAGTGCGAACATGAACGAATGGTTCAATCACAAGACTTACGCACCGAATTCGCCAACCGCCTCAAGAAAGCCCTTTCAGAAATGGGAATTCCTGCGTGGGGCGCCGGCGCTCGCCTTGCCGAAATTACGCGCAAGACAGCGAAAGCCGCGAGTAAATGGCTCAATGCCGAGACGATGCCTGGCCGCGAGAACATGAAAGCTATAGCGTCCGCACTGAAAGTCCGCATCGAATGGCTTCAGTACGGCGAAGGCCCGATGCGTTTAGCGGGCGACCCGCCTGCCTCGCCAAGTGCAGGCCAATCCCCCAGCTCCGACGATTACGCCCTGATACCGCAGTACGACGCCAGAGGCGCCTGCGGAGACGGCGCGCTCAATGAGCACGTCGAAGTGAATGGCGGCCTTGCCTTCAAGCGCGACTGGCTACGCCGCATGGGCGCAAAGCCTCAGCATCTGTTCGTCATCTACGCCAGCGGAAGCAGCATGGAGCCCTACATTTTCGAGGGCGACGTGGTGCTGTTCGACAGCTCCGACACGGAGCCGCGAGACCGCCAGGTGTACGCAATCCGGCGACCAGACGGCAGCATAAGCATCAAGCGAATGGCTCAGCAGATATCTGGCAATTGGCTGATTCGCAGCGACAACCCAGACAAAGCGCGCTACCCGGACGAGGAAGTCTCTCCGGCATCAATGCACGATGTACCTATCATCGGCAGAGTGATCTGGCGCGGTGGCGCACTCGGCTGAAATAGCCGCAAACCCTTCTATTCCGCACCATCCAGCCAATGTACGGGCCTAGGCATGTCCTAGGCCATGTCGAGCCCGGCTGATTCCTGATTCCTGATTCCTGATTCCTGATTCCTGATTCCCTCAAGAGGGCCTCGGCGGAGCCTCGGGGCGGTTTCGTTCGCCTATTCGAAAAATATGTACTTTTGGTTCTTGACCAATGTGAACGCACGGTTCATAGTTCACCCATCGACGCAGCAGCACCGCGTCAGGGCCTCGAAAGTCGCCCATCGCTCTTTAACAAATTGAGATCAGCGCGGCGGGGTCTGCTTCGGCATACATCGCGCTCTACAAATTCCCCGCCCCATGCCAGCTCTGGAACTGGCCGTGGCTCCACATGCAGCCACGCGAAGTTGCGCAGCCACCCGATGCGACGCCAGTAGCGGCAGCGGGCAGAGAGATGACTCCGGCAGATGCGCAACGAGATCGAACTACCAAGGATTACTTGACAGTTCAGCCCAGCCCACCGTGGCAAGTAACGGAGGCCAGAAAGACAGACGATTCCTCGGTGCGCCTCAAGCGGGGCGCATCAGGGGGAATCCACTGGAAGGAGTGAGAAATGAACATCTCAGTTTTGAATTTTGACGCCTACAAGATCGACGTAAACCCAGCCAGCCGCACGCTGATGGGCGTCTCGGCATACGACGCGGACGGCGCCACGGTGCTGGCCAACTTCGACATCGAGCAGATCGTGAACCACTTCGGGGCCGGTGAATTGCTGGATGAAATCGGCGAGCAGGTCGCCCGCCGCCACTTTGAGATTGAGGGATAGCACATGGCTCAGTTCAACATCGACGCCAGCCTGAGCAGCGGCAAGAAGCTCCAGTGGCTGGCCATTGCAGATGAAGGCGAAAGCCTGCAATCGGTAGCCGATCAGGTGAAGCGTGCGGCGGGCAAGAAGTTCGGGCCTGCCGTGATGCTGAACCGCTGGAGTGTGATGCGAGCCAGCAACGGCTACATCACTGTGACGATGTTCGCGTCATAGCGCGCAACGGAGAACGGAACATTCACTGATGCCGATTCGATGAGTCGGCATTGGGAAGACAACCGAGATACCGGTTCGCCGGGCATCACTCGAGAGGAAAGGATATGACTCAGATAGCAATTGTTGGTTACGAGAGCGACTGCAACTGCGATCACTGCGGGCGCGCCTTGCGCCACGGAGTTCGCCTGAATGACGGGCGCGTGGTTGGCGCCACTTGCCTGGATAAGAAGCTGACGAAGCCCCGCCAGTACCAGGGTAAGCCGTTCCGATTCGGGGCTGAGCACATCGTCAGGATCGCAAAAACCGTTCAGTTCTATTCACCATCCAACTGGGCGCGCTTTGGTGTTTCGGCATCTAGCACAACCTTCGAGGCAGTCACATGAAATTGAAGCCGAAGCGTGGGCAAGCAGACCTAAGGGGCGATGGGCGCGACTACTCGCGATTGGTGCTCGCAGCATTCGATTCGATTGAGGATGACGCGGAAACAGAGCGACTGATTGAGCTGAATCGGCGCCGCCGTGAGGTCAATGAGAATGCCAAGAAGCGTTTCTAAACCTCAGCCCTGCCGGTATCAGACCAAGCCCCGCTACTCATCAAGTAGCGCGGGCTCAGCGGATGGATGAGGCGCAGATGGCGGCTTAACAGGAGGGAATCGAGATGGAAATTGACGATCACGACGTTGAATTTGCGCGCAGACATGATCCCGAGCATGGGCTTTGCCGGCCTCGCGCTGATCGAAGCCGCCCGCGCCGCCCTCGCCAAGGCCCGCGGCACGCCATGCTAACCGGCCCCGAAGTCCTGATCCTATGCGCCATCCTCGCAGCGCTGTACATGTGGGATTGGTGGAGAAGGAATTGGAAAGGCTGAACCCCGCCTGAACCAGCCAGGCCAGACCCCCAGGTCTGCGATAACCGTACGGCGCGCGGTGCTGGTAGCGCCTCCCCTCCTACACCCAGCCCGCATCGGGACGCCATTCATCTCTCACTAACCGTTTGGTCGCGGTTCGCGGATGGCGTCACCAATGCGGGTTACCCAATCAATCGAAACGCTGCGCAGGACGCGGCATGGAGAGCTTATGTCTGCAAGAACCTACCCGTACAAAGCATGGGCGCTGATGCCTTCTTTCACGCCGGTCGAGGTTGAGCTGGTTGGGCACTATTCGGACTGGGGGCCGCACCAGGACTGGGACATAAGTCAGAAGGGAAAGGCATTCAATGCTAAGCGCGACCTTTACCCGAATAAAGCAGCTGCCATCGCAGCAGGCCGCAAGAAGATCGAAGAGCAGCAGGCCGACATCGCCAAGCGCCTGGAGCGAATCAACAAGCGAATCGCCGCACTCGACAAGGCCGAGCGCGAAGCCTAACCACGCCCATCCGGGCAACCGAGGTATCCACCATGAAGCACTACGGACCCATAGGGCGCCGCGAACAGCCGTGCCCGGATGACAGCGTTTTCGCGAGGTTTCAACGATGAAATTCGAGATCGACCTAGATGAATACCTCCTATCCGTTGAGGTAACCCATTGCGCAGTCGTTGAACCTGACTATCGGTGCCGGGACAGCGCGGACGATTACTACGGCTACAGCGAGCTTGAATTCACCATCACCAGCGGGACCGTCTTCGACGAAGACGGAAACGAGACGGATCTTGGCCGGAATGGCTGCGCAGCGGTTGCCGATGAGCACGCGGAGCGGATTGAAGATCGGCTGTGGAACATGATCGACGCCAAGCGGGAGGCAGCATGAAGACCGAAGACACCATTCGCGAGCACTTCAAGCACCTACGCGGCGCCAGGTACGCAGCGACCGCCGACTATCACTGCAACGTGCTGTACGGCTACCTGAAAGCCCTGCGCGACACATGCCAGATCGAAACGAGCCTTTACCTGCGGATGAATTACGCGGTCACGAAGGCATGGACGCTCAAGACAAGATTCACTGTGAGGACTGCGGCATGAGCACGAATCGCTACATCGACAAGCTAAAGGCTCGACTGGCAAAGGAGGCCGACCAGCGGATGCAACTGCAGGCCCTTCTGGACGATCAGGTCGCGCGGAATCGCGCAATTCTCGCTGAGCGGGATCGGCTGAAGGAGGCGCTGGCAGCAATGCTTGAAATTCACGGCGTAACCCAGCGCTACGCAGACACCCATATCGAAATACCTCAGTCGTGGGTAGAGGTTTCCGACCTTGCCCGCGCCGCCATGCAAGGAGCCCAGCCATGACCGCCTACGTCCTCAAGGAGCTGGCCGGCGCCCTAGGCATCACCGTAGCCGGATCGCTTATCGGTACTCTCGCCTACGTGGCGCTATTGGGGGGTGTGTGATGGCTAGCCAAAGACAACGGGGCCTGCGCTACGCATGGTGGCGGGGCTTCGCAGTGACCCTTGCACTACTCACCGGCTGGGCTCTCGCTCACGGCCTTGCAGATCGAATCACCAACGGGGCGCCGTTATGATAACCCTCCCCCTCCCCTACGACACCGGCCCGCACGACGACACCCCATCAGGCCACAGCTTCGCCGCTGCTTGGTGGGCCCTTTCAGGCTTCGGCGTCCTTTCCGCAACGCTCGCTTTCGGCCTCATTGGTGAGGCGGCGATCTTTTACTTCTTCGGGTAACACAACCTACTGACAGGCTGCGCGAGACGCGGCCAAGGAGCCCATGTGTCTACAGAAACCCAACTGGCCATCGTGCCGCCGAAAGAAACTGCCTTGGAGTTGACATGAGAAGCAAAGCCAAGCTGGTGCTAGGCGTCGGGCGTAACGATGCCGCTGGCAGCGTATTCGAATACGAGATTTCTGGCGGGCGTAAGAAGGTGAAGTGGGCATGCCCGGCATACAGAGCCTGGAAGAACATGCTAACGCGCTGCTACAGCCCAATTGAGCTGGCGCGACACCCTACATATATCGGATGCACTGTAACGCCAGAGTGGCTGTCATTCTCAGCGTTTAGATCTTGGATGGAGTTACAGGATCACGAGGGCAAGCACCTGGATAAGGACATCCTATCTCTTGGAAATAAAGTCTACTCGCCTGATACCTGCATATTTGTTTCCCCCGAGATTAACAAGTTCCTTACAGATAGTAATTCGTCCCGAGGCGAATGGCCTGCCGGCGTTTACTTGGAAGGCCGTAGGGGAGGGTTCAAAGCTCAGTGCAACAACCCTTTCACTGGAGTGCGAGAACACCTCGGCTACTTCACCTGCCCAATCTCCGCTCACCAAGCATGGAAAGCACGAAAACATCTGCACGCCTGCACCTACGCAGACCAGCAGACAGATCCGCGCATAGCACAGGCGCTTTGCAGTCGATACATCTGAAAATGGAGAACAACATGTCAAGTCAACTGTTGGCGATCGAAGACATCAGCGAGGCGAGTGCGCCGGCCATCTACGTCAAGGGAGGCCTTCAGCGGTTTATCGATGCAGTCCAGTCAGAAATCGGCACTGAAGTTCCAGACACAACAACGCGAAAAGGGCGAGAGCGCATCGCCTCACTGGCCGCCAAGGTCAGCAAGTCCAAGGTCGCAATCGAGAAACCAGGTCGGGACTACCTCAAACGATTGAAGGAAATGCCAAAAATTGTCGAGGAAGAGTTGCGTGAGTTTGTCCGCACAATGGATGCCCTTCGTGATGAGGTGCGGTCGCCGCTGACTGAGTGGGAGCGGGCCGAAGCGGCGCGCGTAGTCGAGCATGAACGCCGCATCAGCGAGTTGCGATGCGTGGATGTTGAAGGTCGCAACGCCGCCGAAATCGCCTCAGCTATCAGCCTCATCGAGGAGTATGAGGTTGATGAAAGCTGGGAAGAGTTCGAGGCCGAAGCCCATCGCGTTAAGGCTACCAGCCTCGCAACCCTGCGCGAAGCCATGACCAAGCGGCAAGCATACGAAGCCGAACAGGCCGAACTCGAGCGCCTCCGCGCCGAAGCGGCCCAGCGCGAGCAGAAGGAGCGCGAGGAGCGCATCGCCCGGGAAGCCGCCGAGCAAGCCCAGCGTGAAGCCGAGCAGCGCGCACAGGCCGAGCGTGACGCAGCAGCCAAGCGTGAAGCAGACGCCAAGGCCGCAGCAGAACGCCGCGAGCTGGAACTGAAGCTGGCCGCCGAGCGCGCC